CATCTAATTGAAAGATTAGAAGATGGTTCTGTTTTAATTAATGGTGAACCATGCAAATTTACAAGTATTGAGGAAGCAAGACAATACATTAAAGAAGAACATACTGCACAAAAACTAGAAGAACAAGCATCTAAAGAACTATACGAAGAACTATCAGATGTTACAGTCGCTAATATTATCAAAGAATATCACGAAGTAAAAGTAACAGATACTCTAGTAGAATCATACAAGACACTTGCTTCCTCTAACATTTTTTCAGTAGATCCAGTTGTCCAAAGAATTCGCTCTCTAAACAAATTGGATCGTTTGATTGAAGGTAAATTACAATATGTTCTTGAAGATGAGAGCATTGTAGCAATTGACGAACAAACTCAAGAGTTACTAAATAAGTTATTACAGAATCAAAACGAGATTATTGAGTACATGCGTGAGAGTAAAGATAATTTCACTTATGTGCTTAGCAAATTAGAGGAACAGTAAAAATGGCAATGGTATTCACTACTGTTAGAAATACAAATCAAGAAGTGGTTGTCCACTTCCAATCTTCAGCTGCAGAGGCAGGCACTATTGCCCTTAATACTCTAGCTGCTGCAACACAACAACTTACTGTCGGTGGAACTCCAAAGGTTGACATCGTTAAGTTTATTTGTACTGGCGAACTCGGTTCAAAGATTACCGTTGCTCGTAATTCAAAAACTATTATTGCATGTGCTCCAGAAAACGAAGCAGTGATTGAATTTAATGCATGGGGTATTCCTGTGATTAATGATGACACTTCTGATATCGTTATTACTAATGGTGCAGCAAAAGATGTTACTGGTTGGATTGTTTTACGTAAACAAGCTGGCTGGACTAACAAGGTTGAATTCTCTACTTACGGTGCTTATGAAGATCCAACTCGTGTTGGTGCTTCTACAACACTAAGCGGTTCACCAGACAAGGTATAAGAATCATGAAACTAATTAAAGAAGTTTTCGATACAACCAATGTGATTGTTGAGAACAAACTAGGTAAAGAAAAAGAATACTTTATCGAGGGAGTTTTCTTACAATCTGCTATTCAAAACCGTAATGGTCGTATGTATCCTGAGTCTGTTATGGACAAGGAAGTTGCACGTTACATGAAAGAGCAGGTAGAAAACAATCGTGCTTATGGCGAACTAGGTCATCCAGATAATCCACAGATTAATCTTGATCGTGTTTCACATATGATCACTTCACTTCGTAAAGAAGGAACTAATTACATTGGTCGAGCAAAAATTCTAAACACTCCTATGGGTAATATTGCTAAAGGTCTTCTTGAAGGCGGTGCAAATCTTGGAGTGTCTAGTCGAGCACTTGGATCTCTCAAATCAAACAATGAGGGTGTTCAAGTTGTTCAAGACGACTTCATGCTGTCTACTGCAGCTGACATCGTTGCCGACCCTTCTGCACCTGATGCTTATGTACGTGGCATTATGGAATCTAAAGAGTGGGTATTCGTTGATGGAAAGTTTGTGGAAAAACATATCGAAGAGACTAAGAGATTCATTAAGAATACCTCTTCAAAGAATCTAGAGGAAGCAAAGATTCGTGCTTTCCAAAATTTCCTGAGTAAAATCAGATAAATAATAAATAATTTAATAGAACTATCCAAGTTAGGAGAAAACGATGTCAATCGAACAAAAAATCGCTGAGTTGTTGGCAGAATCACAAAAGGCTAATCTAGCTGCACAGTTAGATGAAGATCGTGTTAAGCCAAATGGTACAGAAACTGGCGCAAGTGATAAAGCATCTTCAGGTGCTGAAGCTGGCGACCAAGGTCTAGTTAAAAAGGGTGATGCAGTTAGCCCAACTGATTCTGGTGCTAATCCAGACAATGCTCGTAATAACGTCCAAGACGAAGACGAAGCAGCTGGTGGTAC